AAGCTTGGCACAGAGATTGATGGTAGATCACAAGTCGTATCAACAGACGTAGCCGACACCGTTGAAACAATCTTACCTAACTTGTTAAGAATATTTACAGCTAGTGATCAAGTAGTTAAATGTGAGCCTGTAAAAAGCGAAGATGTTCCATTAAGTGATCAAGCTACAAACTATATTAATTATATTTTTAACAAAGATAATAATGGTTTTAGTATTCTATACACTTGGTTTAAAGATGCACTTTTAGAAAAAAATGGAATTGTAAAAGTTTATTGGGATGATAGCTCAAGTGTTGAGCAAGAAACTTATAAAAATTTAAATGATATTGAATATCAAGTTTTAGTTAATGATGACAATGTAGAAATTGTTAGTGAAGAAACTAGAGTTGATGAAAAAGCACAAGAAGAATTAGAACAAATTCAAGCATTAAAAAAAATACAACAAGAACAAAACCCTGACCTTGAAACTAATCAAGAATTAGATGATCTTCCAACACCTATGTTGCATGACGTAGTGATTAAAAGAACATCAACTAGTGGTAAAGTTAAAATAGAAAACGTACCACCTGAAGAATTTCTAATTCAAAGAAGTGCAAAGTCTATCGAAGATGCAAACTTTGTAGCTCATAGAGTTATGAAAACTAGAAGCCAACTTATAGAGATGGGTTTTGATAGAGAAGTTATAGAAAATTTACCAACGTCAAATAATATTCTTTTAAATGACGAAAGACTTACAAGATTAAGCGATATAGATGAGTCACCATTAAACGATGCACCAGACGAAAGTACAACTGACATCGAAGTTTATGAGTGCTATGTAAGATGCGATATGGATGGTGATGGCGTAGCCGAGCTAAGAAAAGTAATNGTAGCAGGGTCTAGTGCAAATGAAATACTAGAGAATATGCCTTGTGATAATATTCCTTTTTGTAGCTTAACACCTATTCCAATGCCTCATAGATTTTATGGTCGTAGTGTTAGTGAATTAGTTGAAGATGTTCAATTAATTAAATCNACGGTGATGAGACAGTTATTAGATAATATGTATTTAACTAATAACAATAGAGTTGCTATTATGGATGGCCAAGTTAATCTTGATGATTTACTTACGTCAAGACCAGGGGGTGTGGTTAGAACTAAACAACCACCATCACAAGTGATGTTCCCTATGCAAAACCAAACTATATCTCAACAAGCTTTTCCTTTACTAGAATACCTAGATACAATTAGAGAAACNAGAACNGGGATAACAAGATACAATCAAGGCCTAGACGCTGATAGCTTAAACAAAACAGCTACAGGGGTTAATGCGATTATGACTCAATCTCAAATGAGAATGGAGTTGATCGCTAGAGTATTTGCAGAGACAGGGATTAAGGATTTGTTTAGACGTATCTTTGAATTAACTTGTAAGTATCAAGACAAAGAAAGAGTTGTAGAATTAAACAATCAATTCGTACCTGTAAAACCTACAGAGTGGAAGAATAGATTTAATATTTCAATTGTTGTTGGATTAGGAAGTGGATCAAAAGAACAACAAATAGTAATGCTAAATAATATTTTAGAAAGACAACTACAAGCTTTCCAATTGCAAGGCAATAGAGAGTTCCCAATGGTTAGTCTTAAAAATATTTATAATAGTTTAGCAAAAATTATAGAAAACGCTGGTTTAAAAAATGTTGAAAACTATTTTGTCAATCCAGATATGGGTAAAAGCATGGTTACACCACCACCTGAGCCACCACTAACACCAATTGAAAAAATTGAATTTACTAGAATACAAAGTGAAGAAAAACGTAAAGTAGCAGAGTTAGAATTAGAAAACAAAAAACTAAGAGCTGATACTGCGGAAGCTATTTTAGGTTTTGAAACTAAAATAAAAGAATTAGAATTAAAATATAATTCACAAATAGACGTAGCAAAATTAAAAGCAGATGCAGATCTTGAGAAGTTAGTTACAAACAATAGAAATAAAACTTTTTTAGAAGCACAACGAAGCGCAGAGTCACTAGAAAAACAAGTGAGTAACTTAAATGATGGACCAGGACAAGCTCCAAGAGGAAGTGAGCCAGTCGAACAAGGCTAAACAACTTTTTGAAAATCCTTTATTACAAGAGTCTTTTGATAAATTAAAAAAAGCTTATCAAGATAGTCTATTTAGTACTGGTGTAAAAGAACAAGAAACTAGAGAAATGCTTTGGTTGGCCTATAACATTGTAGGCAAAGTAGAACAAAATTTAAAAGAAGTTATNGATACAGGTAAATTAGCTTCTAAACAATTAGAAGATTTTAGAAAAAGTATCAAAAACAAAAAATTCTAAACAATCAAGTTTAGGATAAGTCAACCTACACAACAGGAACTTAACTTAAAGGAGAAAAGTATGGCAGACAATTATGCTAATCCACTAAAGGAAGCTGAAACTGATATACAAAGAGCAACAAAAACAATAAGTGGCCTATTAAACCCTGAGGAAACAAAAAAAGAAACTCAAGAAGATGGTGAGCCACCCCAAGAAGATCAAAATTCCCCTGATCCAACAAATGAGGAATCTCAAATAGAAGATCAACCTCAGGAACAGGAAACAATGGAAGAAGAATCGCAAGAAGAAACTTCCGAAGAAGCAACTCAAGATGAAGAACAATCTGAGATTCAAGAGAAACAAGAGTCCCCATTACACAAAGTTAAAGTTAATGGACAAGAATTCGATGTTACCCTTGATGAATTGAGGAATGGTTACTCAAGAGATGCCGACTACCGACAAAAAACTGAAAATCTTGCTATGGAACGAAAGCAATTACAGGCAGAGTCGGAAAAGCAAAGACAAGACTATTCTAATAAGTTGAATGAACTTAATCAAATGGTGTCTTTAGCCCAACAAGAACTAAATCAAGAAAAAAATANTGTTGATTTAGAAAAATTATACGAAGAAGATCCAACGGAAGCGATGAGGATTGAACATAGAATGAAAAAAAGACAAGAACGTCTTGATCAAGCTATTGAAAAGACTCAAAGCGAACAACAAAAACAATTTGGAGATTTTTTGAAAGATCAAGAACGTAAATTGGTATCTAAAATGCCAGAGTTTAGTGATCCTACAAAAGCATCTAAATTAAAATCTTCTATGAAGTCAACTTTAAATGCTTATGGTTTTAATGACCAAGAAGTAGCACAAGTTTATGATCATAGAATTGTTATGTTGGTGAACGATGCTATGAAATTTAGGAATATGCAAAGTTCAAAACCAGGTTTAGCAAAAAAAATATCTAAACCAGGTAAAGTTTTTTCAAGTGGGGTTAAAAACGAAAAAAGCGATATAAGTTTAGCGAAGCGTAAGGAAAAGTTGAGTCGTCTAAAAAAAACTGGGAGCATCAAAGACGCTACTAGTATTTTCTTAGATATGATTAACAATAAATAACCTCAATAGGAGAATATTATGGCACAGGTAACTGGAACATATAGTCAATATGACGCTAAAGGATTGAGAGAAGATTTATCGGATCTGATTTACTCAATCTCACCTACTGATACACCTTTCATGAGTGGTATTGGTAAAGAAAAAGCAACAGCTGTTCTACATGAATGGCAAACTGACGCTTTAGCAAGTGCTTCTGCAACAAATGCACAAATAGAGGGTGATGAAATTTCTTTCGCTGCCCCAACTGCTACTACTAGAGTTAATAACAGAACTCAGATTTCAAGAAAATCTGTAATCGTTTCTGGTACTTTAGAAAGCGTATCAAAAGCTGGTAGAAATAATGAATTAGCTTATCAAATCTCAAAAGCTTCTAAAGAGCTAAAAAGAGATATGGAAAGTTCATTAACAGCTAACAACTCACCAGTTGTTGGAGATGACTCTACAGCTAGAGAACTTGCTGGATTAGCAGGTTGGATTCAACAAAACGTAGATGCAGGCGCAGGTGGTGCTAATGGTCAAGTATCAAGTGTTGATACTCCAGGCACAGCTAGAACTGATGGAACACAGAGAGCATTTACTGAATCTCAATTAAAATCTGTAATTAAAAAATGTTGGGATGAGGGTGGTGATCCATCAATGATCATGCTTGGCTCTTTCAACAAACAAGTTCTTTCTGGTTTTACAGGTGGATCAACTAGATTTGACCCAGCTGAAAACAAAAGACTTGTAGCTGCAGTTGATGTTTATGAATCTGATTTTGGTGCGATGACTGTTGTTCCAAATAGATTCTCAAGATCAAGAGATTGTTTTGTATTACAACCAGATATGTTTGCTACAGCTTATTTAAGAGATTTCTCTCTTATGAACTTAGCAAAAACTGGTGATGCAGAGAAACAAGCTCTACTTTGCGAATATACTTTGGTTTCTAAAAACCAAAAAGCAAGTGGTGCAGTTTTTGATTTAACTACATCATAATCATTTTAATTATAGGGGGAGCAATCCCCCTATATTCAATTAACATTTTTGTTTGGTCTTTGAAGTCAATGACGGAACGAAGCAAATAAATAGGAAAAAAAACATGAGAACTTTAAACGATTATTTTTTAACTTCTGCTATACCTGATGTTTCAACAGCATCATCTACATTTGTAAATGTACCAGATGGTGGAAGAATTATAAAAATTTTTGCACATAACCAAACTGCTACAACTGGAACTGCAGCGATCACTTTTGAAATAGATGGTGTAGCTTGTACTAGTGCAGCGATTAGTCATGTTGCATCAGGCTCAGCTGGTAAGAAATACGAAGTAGAGCCAACATCTCTAAATAGTGTTAATGAGGGATCAGTTATTGAAGCTATAACTAATGGTGGATCAAGTAATACCTCTATTATGGAAATCACTTACGTTATTAGAAGATAATAAAATTTGGGGGATCTTGCTTAGCCAGTACTTCCCCCAAATACACAATAAAATTTTATAGGAGAAAAAACTATGCCGATGGTCGGAAAGAAAAAATTTTCATACACTAAAAGTGGAATGAAAAAAGCTAAAGCCTTTGCAAAGAAAAAAGGTAAAAAAGTTAATATGAAAAAGGGGAAATACTAATGGCTTATAATTATGGATTATTTCCAATAAAAACACAAAAGGTAACATCTAGTGGATCAAGCGCAGCAACAGCTGCAGGTATGCTTTCTCATACACAATTTGTGAGATTAGTTGCTAGTGCCAATGGTCATGTTGCATTTGGTGGATCACCAACTGCTACTACATCATCAATGTATATACCAGCTAATGATATTGAAATAATAAAAATTAGACCAGGTGAAAAAGTTGCTTTTATAGGAAGTGGCGATTTATACGTTACTGAGTTAAGTGGCTAAGAAATTTAAAGACTTTGTTGCACATGAACCTGTTCATCATAAAACATCAATAGGTAGAAATCCTAGTCTTTGTAAAATGAATAAAAAAAAACGAAAAAATTTTAAAGCTTACAAGGGTCAAGGGCGATGAGTAAAGTTGTTGAAAAAGATGGTTTAGTAAGTGAAACTTTTATTGGCACAGAAAAAGGTGTTGTCCAAGAAAGAAAAGTTGATCACAAGCCAATTTTAGAACACAATAAAAAGCTATACACTCAAAATGATGGTTATAGTGCTGATAAAGGTTTAAAAAGAGTAGCATCTATTCCAACAATAGTTTTAGAAATTTGGGCTAAAGAATACAACAAAGATCAAAATAAAGGTAATTGGTTTGCTTTACCTAAAGATGTTCAAACTAAAATTCTAAAAGAAAAATTAAATAGTTCTGATTATAAATATTTTAGAACAGCACCAGGAAGATTTTAATGGCACTTACAAGTTATACAGAATTAAAAACGTCAATTGCTAATTGGTTAAATAGAAGTGATTTAACTACAGAGATTAGTGATGATTTTATAAAATTAGTAGAAGCTGATTTTAACTCAAAACTAAGAGTTAGAAAAATGATAGCTCAAACTAGCTTTACAATAGATTCCGAAACTGAAGCTTTACCTACTGGTTTTTTACAAGTTAGAGATATTTATATTTTAAGTGGCTCTACAAAATATCCTTTAAGATACATGACTCCACCACAAATGGATCAAGTAAGAGGAACATCAAGAACAGGGCTACCTTTAGCTTACACAATTTTAGGTGATACTTTTAGATTTATGCCTAAACCAGATTCTAGTTATACGGCTTATATTAATTATTATAAATCGTTTGATGCTTTATCGGACACTAATACGTCAAATTATATTTTAACAAATCATCCATCAATTTATTTGTATGGTGCTTTGTTTCATGCTTCAAATTTTTTAGGTGGAGTTAATCCTCAACAAGTTCAAACATGGCAACAAATGTACGCTACTGCTATGGAAAGATTAGAACAAAACGATAGAGAAGATCAATTTAGTGGATCACCTCTACAAATAAGAAGTGAGGACACAGTTTCATCACCTTTTAAAACTTTAAATGTAACTACAACTAATTCGGCTTAATTATGCAACTACCTTTTGGAGAATGGTTACCTGATCAACCTGATCATCTAAACCCTGGCTCAACTGTAGCAACTAATGTGTATCATGCTCAAAGTTCTTATAAGCCAGTTAAAGGTTTGGTGGCTTATAGTGGTGCATCTAATGTAACACAAAATGCAAAAGGCGCAGGAAGTTTTAGAGATAATACAAACACAGTTTTTACATTTGTTGGTACGAAAGATAATATTTATAAATTAACAAGTGGAACTTTTACAAGTGTTAAAGGTAGCTTAACCATAAGTGGTGGCGATACTGATTTTTTTACATTTACTCAATTTGGCCAATACATAATTGCAAGTAATGGAGTTAATCCTCCAATGTATTATTTAATGGGTACTTCAACTAACTTTGCTACGCTACAAAGCATAGCAACAAGTGGAACTGTACCTAGTAAGTTTAGAGTATCAGGAGTTATTAGAGATTTTTTGGTAACAGGTAATATTGAAAACGCTAAAAATAGAGTTCAATGGAGTGGNATCAACGATATATCAACTTGGGAAGCTGGTATAAGTTCAAGTGATCAACAAGATTTNCCAGGCTCAGGNGGTCAGGTAGTTGCNATAACTAGTGGTGAGGTTGGATATGTATTTAGACAAAANCAGATTATTAGGATGGACTTTGTTGGTGGTAATACGATATTCAGATTTAGTGTAATCTCTGCTAATAGAGGAGCTGTCTATGGCCAAACTGTTTGCCAAGACAATAGACAAATATTTTTCTACGCTGATGATGGTTTTTTTCAAATTAATGGTGATCAAGTATTGCCTATAGGAGCTGAAAAAGTAAATAGATTTTTTGAAAACGATTTAAATAAAGCTTACACAGATAGAATAACAAGTGCTGTTGATCCATTTAACACACTAGCTATATGGTTATATCCAAGTAAGAATAATCCTAACACAACAGGTATTTGTGATAGATTATTAATTTATAATTATGTAACTCAAAAGTGGTCTTTAGCAAATGTTAAAGCATCACAAATTTTTAAACAATTTGTAGTAGCTAACACAGTTGAGTTAATGGATATTATTAGTGAAAACTTAGAAGATATTAATATTTCATTAGATACAGCTTTCTGGACCACAGGTCATTTATATTTAGGTGCAATTGATGAAAATTTTAAAGCATCTATATTTAGTGGAAAGAATTTAGAAGCTGAGCTTGAAACGAAAGAAACAGAAATATTCCCTGGAGCAAGAGCAAACATAACTGGCATAAGACCATTGGTTGACGCTAGTGCAAATGTAATTGTTAAAACAAGAGATAAATTAGCCGATGATGTAACATCAAGTGCATCAGCAACAATGAATGATAGTGGTATCAACCCTGTAAGAAAAAGTGGTCGATACTTTAGGGCTAATGTTAAAATACCAGCAGAGTCTATTTGGAGTCATGCACAAGGTATTGATTTAATAGCAACACCAGGAGGGTCAAGATAATGAGTGATAAAGTTGATATAGATAATGTTCGTTACTCATTTGAAGCACAAGAGCTTTTTCAAAGACAAGTAGAAGAAGCTGTAAATAATTTAGTAAATAAAAACAATACAGAAAACGATAAAGCGTTTAACTGGTTTATGGGGTAACATGACAACAAATATAAAAGATTATTCAACAACACAAGCAAACAATACTTCTTTAAATGGCATCAGTACAGCAGAGGGGATGCTTCCTAGTAATTTGAACAATGCCATAAGAGGCTTGATGAAAAATACTAGAGATTGGTTTAATGATGCACAATGGATTGAGTATGGTGATGGTGATGCAAGTTACACTGCAGCCTATGCTTCTGGGACTTCTTTTACAATCGCTGGTGTAGATGTAACTTCAATTTACCATGCTGGTCGTAGAATTAAATTAACAGCTAGTTCCCCTGGAACAATTTTTGGAACAATNGCTAGTTCATCGTTTTCTACAAACACAACAGTCAATGTTACTTGGGATAGTGGATCACTTTCAAACGAAGCAATCTCAAATGTTTATATTGGTGCATTATCTAAAACTAACGACTCTATCCCAACTGGAATTAACGCTACTAAAATAGCTGATGGGTCAATATCAAATACAGAATTTCAATATCTTAATGGTGTTTCTAGTGCAATCCAAACTCAATTAGATGCTAAACAACCTACTATTACAGGAAGTGCTTCTACAATAGACACAGAAAGTCTAACTGCAAATAGAGCAGTGATTTCAAATGGCTCACAAAAAATAGCAGTTAGTGATGTAACAGATACAGAGTTGGGATATTTAGATGGAGTTACATCAAGTGTTCAAACACAAATAGATTCAAAACAAGCAACAATAACTGGTGGTGCTTCAACAATTGCATCATCAAACTTAACTGCTTCAAGGGCTTTACAGTCTAATGGTAGTGGTAAAGTTGAAGTTAGCGATGTTACTACTACAGAACTTGGTTATCTTGATGGAGTTACATCAGCTATCCAAACTCAAATTGATGGCAAACAAAATAGCGATGCTCAACTTACTGATATTGCAGGACTAACACCAACCGATAGTAATTTTATCGTAGGTGATGGGTCTAATTTTGTAACTGAGAGTGGTGCTACTGCTAGAACATCTTTAGGTTTAGGATCTATATCTACACAAGCATCAAACAATGTTTCAATATCAGGTGGATCTGTCACTGGTCTTGGATCACCTAGTAACAATTCAGACGCAGCGACTAAATCTTATGTAGATCAAGCTGTAGCTGGATTAAGAACTAGAATTATTGCAGAATGTGCTACTACAGGAAATGTTAATTTATCAAATGGCCTAGAAGCTGGAGACTCAATTGATGGAGTAACACTAGTAGCTGGTGATAGAGTTTTAGTTAAAGATCAAAGTACGGCTAGTGAGAATGGATTATATTTAGCTGTATCAAGTGGAGCAGCTTCAAGAGATCCTGAGCATGACACAATAGCAGAGCTATCTGGTGGAATGGTCGTAGTTAATCAAGGATCAACAAACGATAATAAAATATTTTTATGTACTACTGATAACACAGGGTCAGTTGGCTCAACTTCAATTACTTACACAGTAATTACACCAAGTAACACAGGAACAGTAACTAGTGTTGGAATTGCAGATGCAGGAGCTTCTGAATTTACTGTTGGTAGTACACCAGTAACATCTAGTGGAAATATCACACTAGCTGTTAATTCTATTGCACACACTAAAATTTCAGGACTAGGAACTGCGGCTACTCAAACTGTTGGGACAAGTGCAAACAATGTAGTTCAATTAAATGGATCAGCTCAACTTCCAGCTGTTGATGGAAGCAACTTAACTAACTTACCAGGAGCAAGTGCAGGTTTTGCTGTTGCTATGGCAATCGCCCTGTAATTAATAAAAGGAAATAATAATGGCACAAGATTTTGAAAGAGTTTTAAAAACAAGTATAGGCACATCAGCTACAGAAGTAAGAGCTGCAGCTAATAGTGATGATGCAATTATTGGTATGAGATTTGCTAATAAATCAACATCAGCAGTTACAGTTAGTGCTACTGTTAAAAACTCAAGCACAAGCTATTATTTGATAAAAGATGCACCAATACCGAGCGGAAGTTCTTTGGAACTTATTGATGGTGGTGCAAAAGTAGTTTTACAATCAGGAGATAGTGTTGAAGCATTATCAGATACAGCAAGTGCTGTGGATTGTATTTTATCAGTAGTAGATTCAATTAGTACATAAGGATTATATAAATGTCTTATATCGGAAATCAACCAGCAGAAAGTTATAGTGCTTTTCAAAAGCAAGACTTTAGTACAAGTGCAACTACTTCGTACACTTTAGATCATAAAGTTGCGAATGAAAATGAAATTGCTCTTTTTATTAATTTTGTAAGGCAAGAGCCAACAACAGCATATACTGCATCTGGAAATTCGCTTACACTAACAAGTGCAACATCTGGATCAGATGATATGTATTGTGTGTATTTAGGTAAAGCTGTTCAAACAGTAAATCCACCAACTGGTTCTGTTGGAAGCTCACAAGTAGCAGCATCTATAATTACTGGTCAAACTGCTGAAACTTCTATTGCTACA